GTCGGGTGCCGATACGTTTTGACTAGGGAATATCGGTTTCCCGCGCTCTGGTTAGGATGCGCATGTAGTTAATTAACGACCACTATAGCCGCCTCTCCGTTTTGGTAATTGATAACGGGGTAACCAAAAGGACAGTCAGGGAAGATGGGCAACGTATCCAAAGAATGATGCGTAAGAACTCGCACATACTTCTCGTTATTCTCTGACCAGAGAGGATTGTCCCAGAAGGATGGAATTTGACAGAGCTGGTTTTGTGATCTAAACCACAATTCCATCTGCTCCTGGGTCGAAACACTTAGACCAAACTTTCGCCAAACGAGTTCGCGCGTAGCCGGACCAGCGCGCTTTGTGAAAGGCTCAGTCGATCCACGGAGGTAAGATTGTCGCTCCCACCAACCAGTGTTTCTAGATTCTAGAATGCACTTGACATTCACGCCTTCGGTGCACCGCAGAATCCATGCGGCGCACTCAGCGAGTACCGGGGCCCCTGGGCACTGTGCGGCAAGCGAAAGAGCCTTGCACCGCAACAGCGCCAACTTAGTGTGGCGGCGAGCGCGGAGGTACCGCGCGCTGCCCCACCCAAGCTTCGTGATGAAAGCCACGGGGTCCCACACAGCAACCTTCTCCTGGGGATCGAAGATCATCCCGCAGAAACTGGCTGTAGTGATGGAATCGTGGATTTCCAACTTGACAGAGAAACCGAGTTTTTCGTAGTGCTCCGGAAGCGGGAATTCCCCGCTGCTGTACCTAAACAGCCCATCGTCGCCTTCGAAAACTCCAGTGAGGTCACCCAGACCCAACTTGTGCCCAAGGTAGACATGAATCAGCCAGTTGCCCACGCCATTACTGAAAGAAGTATTGACGGTGCCCGATTTACGGGTGGACACAATCTTGGCCGTGACATGCTTGAACAGAAGTTTGATCTTGCCGGTCTCGCACTTGCGCAGATCTCGCAAGTAGCCAGCCGATCCGGGGATCTTAGAAAGCAGGTGTTCGAGGATCGGCATTTCGAACGCTTCCATTTGTGCCTTCTGCCACGACACCTCGAAGGACGAGAAATCGGAGGCAGCCACCGGAACCCCTTCCTGGAACATGGACGCAATGTACTTGGGCCGTTGGTCCACTGGGATTTTCTTGATAAACTCTGGTCGGGAGAACACGACCTTTTCACACTGGGCTATGACTGGGCCAAGATGAGCCTTCAGTGCATCCGTTGGGGCTTGGATGGATCGGCAATGCTTCCATTCAGGATAACATTCGTCTTTAACAAAACTCTTAAAGACGAACTCCTTACTGGGCACATGACCAGGCTCAT